CTGACCAACCACTTCAGCACATCGTTACATGGGCGAAGTAATAGAAATTCCCTATAAGCCAAGGGAACACCAACTAAAGGTTCACGAGTTACTGGAAGGCAAACGCTTTGCAGTAGTAGTTGCACATCGTAGGTTTGGTAAGACTGTTGCAGCACTTAACCACTTAATCCGTGAGGCGGTGCTAAACGAGAAAGAAACTCCCAGATACGCTTACATTGCGCCTACCTATGGACAAGCAAAGCGTGTAGCTTGGGACTATCTCGTTAAATACACTACTCCGCTAGGCGGTACTAACAACATCTCAGAGTTACGAGTTGACTTCTGGGGTAGGCGTATTCAGCTATATGGCTCAGACAATCCTGATTCCCTGCGAGGTCAATACTTTGATGGGGTAATCATTGATGAGGTGGGTGACCAGAATCCTAAGATATGGACAGACATTGTTAGACCAGCCCTGACAGACAGAAAAGGATGGTGTCTCTTTATTGGTACGCCCAAGGGACACAACCACTTCAAAGAACTGCGAGACAGGGCTGAGAAAGAGGATGGATGGGGCTTGCTAGAGTTCAAAGCCTCAGAGACAGGGGTAGTGGATGACACAGAACTGAAGGCTGCTAAGAATGAGATGGGTGAGGATAAATACCGCCAAGAGTTTGAGTGTAGCTTTGACGCTGCTGTAGAAGGCTCTTACTATGGGCAAATTCTCAACGAGTTAGAAGACAAGAAGCATATGCAAGAGATTCCCAGAGAGGAACTAAGCAGAACATTTACTGCTTGGGACTTGGGAATGGGTGACTCTACGTCTATCTGGGTGGCTCAACTGGTAGGTACTGAGGTTAGATTGTTGGACTACTACGAGAATCACGGAGTTGGACTAGACCACTACGTTAAGTGGATTAAGGACAACGACTATCTCAAATCAGAGCATATTCTTCCCCATGACGTTAGGGTCAGGGAATTAGGCACAGGTAAGAGCAGAATGGAAATGCTTGAGGAATCAGGACTAGAGGTCAAGATTGCACCCAGAATGGGACTAGATGATGGCATCCAAGCGGTAAGAAGGTTGTTGCCAAGGTGCTGGTTTAATGTGCCAAAGGTGCAAACAGGACTGAACTGCCTGAGAAACTACCGCAGAGACTACGATGAGAAGCGTAAGATATTCTATGAAAGACCACTACACGATTGGTCAAGTCATGGCTCTGATTCTTTCCGTTACTTAGCCCTTGGATTGGATGAAGGTCATTCAACATGGTCTAAGCCGATTAACCAAACTCCGAAATGGATTGTCTGATGTATGTGCAAATGCAAGGTGTAAATCTAGCACCTAAAGTAAAAGAACTTGAAAAACGTATCGAAATGCTCGAAAATGTGGTAAATGAGTTAAAATTGGACAAACCCAGAATTGGAAGACCTCCAAAGGACAAGCATGGCACAGAACGAGTTAATGTCGATAATCCAAGCAGAGATTGACGATGCAATTGGATTTATTGAAAGCGAAACTGTTGAGCAGCGCAAACTGGCTTTGGAAGCGTATCTCAGACAGCCATATGGTAATGAGGTTGAGGGTAAGTCTCAAATCGTTACTGGAGAAGTGGCAGAAGCGATAGATGGTGCGCTACCTAGCTTAGTTCGTATCTTCACAGGCTCAGACAATATCGTAGTCTTTGAGCCACAAGGCCCGAGGGACGAAGCCTCTGCCAAGCAAGCTACTGATTACTGCAATTGGGTATTTACCAGAGACAACGAAGGCGTAGCCATTCTGCACGATTGGTTCAAGGATGCACTTTTACAGAAGAACGGCATCTTAAAAGCGTATTGGGAAGACAAGGAAGACATAACCAAAGAGCGTTACTTTGACTTGACTAACGATGAGTTAGCAATGTTGATGAGTGATGAGACTATGGAGATTGTCGAGCAAGATACAACAGAGTTCCCAATATTTGACCCAATGGGACAGCCAGTTATAGACCCGATGGGTATGCCTGTGATGGGTGCTACTCATAACGTAGTTGTCCAACAGAAGAAAAAGTCAGGCAAGGTAACGATTGAGAACGTACCCCCAGAAGAATTCCTGATTAGCAAGAAGGCTAGAACTATTGCTGATAGCCCTTTCGTAGCCCACAGGCAGATGTTGACTCGTAGCACATTGATGGCTATGGGGTTTAACAAGAAGCAAGTAGAAGGCTTGCAGATGGGTGATGCTTTAGCGTACACACCAGAGCGTGTGGCTCGTTATGCAGCAGGTGAGCAACCTTACCAAACGCAGACAGATGACCCTGCGATGCAAGAGATTGAAGTCTTTGAGTGCTATGTCAAAACTGACTTAGATGGCAAAGGCATTGCTTCATTGGTTCAAGTGTTCTACGCTTCTAATGAGATTCTTGAGGATGAGAAGGGTAAGGAAATGGTTGAGGAAGTGGACTACGTTCCTTTCCACTCAATCTGTCCTATACCAATCCCACATAAATTTTTTGGTAACTCACTTGCTGACAGAACAGTTGACCTACAGTTAATCAAGACTACTATCACTCGTCAGATGTTGGATAACCTTTATCTCACCAACAACGCCAGAGTATTGGCAGTTGAAGGTCAGACAAATTTAGACGATTTGCTTACCTCTACAGCAGGTGGTGTTATTCGTGTTAAGTCTATGAACGCTGTTCAACAATTAACAGTTCAGAATGTAGCAGCACAGGCGTTCCCAATGCTTCAGTATCTGGACACAGTTCAGTCTAAGCGTACTGGTGTATCTGATGCCTCACAGGGTTTAGACCCCTCTGTCTTACAGAATGTTACGGCAGCAGCAGTAGCTTCTATGCAACAAGCTGGCGCAGGTAAGATTGAACTGATGGCTCGAATCTTTGCTGAGACAGGCGTTAAGTCTTTGTTTAAGGGCATACTACATTTGTTATGTAAATATCAAGACAAGGCTCGTTTGGTGCGTATGAGAGGAGAGTTCGTAGAGTTTGACCCTAGAACATGGGCTAACCAATACGATGTGTCTATCAATGTGGGTTTAGGCGCAGGTAACAGACAAGAGCAGATGGCTATGTTGTCTATGGTTCTTGCTAAACAAGAGCAGTTAATTGGTCAGTATGGGCTTGCCAACCCTTACGTTTCCCCTGCACAGTATCGTGGCACTTTAGGACGCATGGTAGAGATTGCAGGGTTTAAAGATAGTGCTGAGTTCTACAAAGCGATTACGCCAGAGCAAGACCAAGCGTTGAGTAACCCTCCTCCACAAGAGCAACAGATGCCTCCAGAATTACAGGCATTGATGGCTAAGACTCAGGCTGAGATACAAGCTAACCAAGCTAAAGCACAAGCTGACTTGCAGATGCAACAACAGCAGATGCAGATTGATATGCAGATGGCACAACAAAAGGCTGCTCTTGAAATGCAATTGATGCGTGAGAAAGAGATGGCTAAGTTGCAACTTGAGCGTGAAAAACAACAGGCTTACTTTGCATTGAAGCAACAAGAGTTTGAAGCAGAAGCACAATTGAAAGCAATGAAGATTGGTGCTGGCATTACATCTAACGTAGAAATCAGAGGTTAATCATGGCTGCCCCAAGTATTCAAGACTTAATAAACTCTGGTGTTTTTGATGCAAATCCAAATAGTGCGGTCTTAATTGATGGAACTTATTACCAACCTGTTTATGGTTATGGTGGTTCTGGTATGGATGCCCAACAAGGCGCACTAGAGAATGTCATTACCTATAAAGCTGATGAAAACCAAGTTGGTGGAAATGTAAACTGGTATGACCCAACAGGTCAGTATCAGCAAACCACACAACAGCAAGAAGTTGCAGGTTCATTCATTGAGGGACTAGGCGAGGCTCTCTCAGACCCTGTAGTTATAGCTGCTTTAGCAGGGGGTTATGGTGCTGGATTGTTTGGTGGTGCGGGAGCATTAGGTGGTGCGGGAGCAGGAACGGCAGGAATGACTGCAACTCAGTTGGCGGCCTATGACATAGCTCTTGGTGGTTTAGGAGGAACAACTGGTGGAGCTTCGTTAGTGGGTGGCGCAACAATTCCAACAATAAGTTCTTTAACTGGTGGCAGTGGTTTATTAACAAGCGCACCAATTACTGCTGAGACTGTTGCCGCTAAATTGGCGACTGATGCTGAAATTCTTAATGCGGGTGCAGGTGCATTTACACCAACCACACTTACTCCAGTAAATACAACCCCAATTATTACACCTACTCCAATTGTGCCTCCTGTAGTAACCCCTCCAGTAGTAACTCCTCCTCCTGTTGTCACTCCTCCTGTTGTTACTGCACCTCCTGTTGTACCGCCTGTAGTTACGACTCCTACTGTTATTCCTCCTATTATTCCTCCAACAATTACAGAACTTGTTAAAACGCTTGCGCCTATTGCAGTACCTGCCATTGTTGCAACTGCTGTAACTCCTAAAACAACTACACCAACTGGTTTTGATATTGTTCCTATTCCAGCAGATTGGAAGACACCTCCTAAACCAACTGTTGCGCCATTTACGCCACTAACACCAATTAACTTTGGCACTCAAAACTTGTTAAAGGGTACGCAGTTTGAGGACTTCTTAAATGCAAACTATGGCAAAGTGCCAGAGCCAGTACAGTATTCACAGCCATCAAACCTAAGTTACAACGATTTGATGAGCATCTTGGGTAGTAGGCAAGGTATGCCATCAGCAAGTAGCCTAAGTATTAACGACATTATTTCTGGGATACAGAATCAGTATGGACAAACACCTACTCGCACAATGGGCTAAAAACCTATTAAATGATGACTTTTTCAAAGAAGTCATAGATAACTTGAAAAAACAACAGATTAGTGTGATAATTAACACAAATGCTGATGAGTTAGGTAAGCGTGAGGATGCTTATCATCACATTAAGTCTATTGAATTGATTACAGGACACCTAGAAGGTTTAGCCTCGGAAACTGTGATTAAAGAGAAGAAGTGGAAGATTCTGTAGGGTTTACCCTACCCTCCGTCCAGAAGGTTTCTGGCGATTATTGAGATGACAAATGGAAAACACCAACCCTAATGGGAGTGAAAGCCTAGATGTAAACCAAGCCGCTTCAGCGTTTGAGGGCATGATGGGTGATTCTGAGGAAGCTGACAACAGCCAAACTGATGAAGTTGAGTATTCAGAGGAATCTGATGAGCCAAAGCCTAGATATAAAGTCAAGGCATCTGGTGAGGAAGTTGAGGTAGAACTTGATGAACTTATCAAAGGTTATCAACAAGGTACGGACTACACTAAAAAGTCTCAGGCTCTAGCTGAACAACGTAAGGCGATTGAAGCTGAACGTAGTCACTTAGAGTATGTGAAACAAGAGCGACAGGCATACGCCCAGAAGTTGCAAGCGTTGGATAGCTTCCTTACGCAGCAACATCAGGGTGTGGACTTAGAAGTTTTAAAGGAAACAGACCCTATCGGTTATGCGGTAGCGGTAGCTGAACAGAGCCAGCGTGAGAAGCAGTTAGCAGTAGTCAGGAATGAACAGCAACGAATTGCCCAACAGCAACAATCCGAGCAACAAGCCTCTCTGCAAAACCATCTCCGTCAAGAATCTGAGAAGCTAGTTAGTCTGATTCCTGAGTTAGCGACACCACAGGGTGATGCGGTTCGGAAACAAATCCGTGACTATGCGAAGTCTGTAGGTTGGTCTGACCAAGAACTCAGTTCCGTGTATGACAGTCGTGCTGTGATGACCTTGTATAAGGCAATGAAGTATGAGCAACTTCAAAAGAGCAAACCAGAGTTGAATAAAAAACTCCAGTCTGCCCCTAAGATGATGCGTTCTGGTACTTCAGTTCCCCAAGCTAAGTCTTCACAAGACAAACAGGCAATGCAAAGGTTGCGTGAGACAGGAAAAGTCTCAGACGCTGCCAGAGCATTTGAACGATTTTTATAAATTTTGGAGTATTAAATTATGGCTACCTATCAAACATATACCGCAATCGGTATGAGAGAAGACCTTTCGGATGTTATCTACTCGATTTCACCAACAGATGTTCCATTTATGTCTTCCATTGGCAAGACTAAAGCTACTGCTGTTTTGCATGAGTGGCAAACGGACTCACTTTCCGCTGCGGTTTTAACGAACTACACTGTTGAAGGGGCCACGGCATCTGATGCCACTATGTCTCCTACAACTCGTGTAGGCAACCGCACTCAGATTGCACAGAAGACTATCAAGATTTCTGGCACTTTGCAGTCTGTCGATAAGGCAGGCCGCAAATCTGAAAAAGCCTATCAACTTGCGAAAGCATCGGCCGAAATTAAGCGGGACATGGAGACTTCCCTGTTGAGCAACCAGATTGCTGCCAATGGTGATTCTTCTACTGCTCGTAAATTGGGTGGTCTGCAAGCATGGTTGAACTCTAACTATGATGGCGGTACTTCTGGCGTGGCTGGTGATTTGG